CTCAAATTGAGGACCCCACATCTTGTGGTGAATGCTTCTGTTGTACGTGTGGTTTGCCTCGGTCTCGATTGGACGAATATCGGGCCGCATGGTTGCAGAACGGTGGTCAAACACCTAGTAAGCGCAAACGCCAACGTGTCAAGTCGTTCGCTAAAGCTGAGCCCTATGTTCCCGTGCTCAAAAACATTCGTTGGATCAATTCGAGGTCAGACTCGTTTAAGGTTTATGCTGGTCCTGCCTTTAAGGATATTGAAGAGCAGGTTTACGCTTCCAAGTTCTTTGTGAAGCATGTTCCTATACCAGACAGGCCGGATCTAATTCTCTCGTTTGAGCGCGCGGGGCGCCGGTACTACATCACCGACTACAAAGCATTCGAATCACACATGACTGTTCAAGTTATGCAGGCGATAGAGTGCAATGTTTACCGCTTCTTTTTAAAGAAGTTTCCAGAGCTGGCGCGTGTTATCTGCAGTACGATAGCTGGGACTAACAGATGCAGAAACGCGTGCGGTGTTCGTTGCAAACTTAAGGGACGTCGTATGTCTGGCGATATGTGCACTTCGCTTGGCAATGGACTCACAAATCTGTTTTTGGCGCTCTATATTCTCGAGGAGTTGAAAGGTGTACCACTTTCTGAAGTGGACATCCTTGTTGAGGGGGACGATGGTCTCCTGGCAATACCCTCGCATGTAGAGATTTCCAAAGCGGATTGGCTTAGTATGGGATTCACATTGTCTAAACTTGTGGAGACCAAGAGGCCGGGTGAGGGAACCGCAGACGCTGCCTTTTGTGGCATGAACATTATCCGCGATGAGCAAGGGCGGGGATGGAATATTAAACCCCTTGTTCCGTGGATCTCGAAGTTTGCTTGGGCACTTCGAGCACGGGGAAGCCACTCAGTTCGTTTGGGTGGATTGCTGCGCGCAAAAGCGCTCAGCGCCCTGTGTGAGCTCCCTAATTGTCCCATCGTCTCCGTAATCGCGCGTGTAGCGTTGGAGATGACGCAGTGTTATGATCCCGTGTACATTGAAGACGGGTATCACCACTATGACGCGACTCCCGGTGACTTTCAGGAGAGCGCGTCTGTTCGTGAGGCCTATTACTCACTCACTGGCATCGACCCGGAGACCCAGAAGCGTGTTGAGCGATCAATTCAGAATTGTCGCGATGTAAAGGTGTTGGAATCGATCTTGATTCCCAATGCCTGTCAGCAACGCTATTGGGCCGGCTGGGTCGAGTCTGGGTAGTACGACTTCGAAGGGCTCCATAAGAGAAGGCTTCGCAACCTTCCCCCTAGAACTGGAGAGAGAAAACCCGGG